GGAAGATGCGCCAATACGCAAAGTGTTTACAACTGGCATAGTAACCACTGTGTCATCAGTCCCTGCTACACCATTTACAGCAGCAACAGTACTATTGAAAGCAAGGGCAACGATCTGTTTATAGTACGTATTTGCACTATAAGTAGTTGCTGGGGTTCCATTTGTTGCTTCAGTCACAGTATTAACTATTACTGGACACTGCATTCCGTTAGCTGAAGTAGCTATCATCCCCCAATAATTTGCTGTAGTGCCGTCATCCATAACTACTACTCGCTGACCTGCGGCAGATTTCAAACCTACCCAAGAAAATTCTACAAAAAGCGTCCCCGCCCCAGCGTTATACCAACTCGAAAAGTTGGTGCCCGTCATGCTGGCAGCGTCTGCACTGCGAGTCACAGCAGCCGAAGTGGTTGCGATGTAGGATGTGGGGAACGCCCCCAATTCAGTTTGAAACCCCCACAAAGCAATTCCGTTAAACGCGTCCCCCGCAAAACTATTTGTGTTATCCGCACTAGCAAGGTAAATGTCCGCAGTACAAGACGCCGATGCGGCAAGGGTTGCAGTCAAAGAACAACGGTACCAGCCATTTCCTACTGAAGTAATTGTTGCAGTGCCCGCAGTAACTGTGCCGGTAGCCCCAGTAGAAAGATTGTAATAAGCAAGACCGACTTGAGAGGTACCATTAAATAGCCGTAAAGCTACAAAGTTAAGCCCAGAGGCTTTTGCATATACAGTGAACGTATAGGCAGCTGCAGTACCAGTAAAAGTTTGTGTAGTAAAATGTGTGTCGTTATCGATACTAGCAATTAGTCTATCTGCGGTCAGCGTACCGGCAGGAGATACTACGCTATTAAGGTTCAACGTAGCACGAGTCTCTGCCCAAGTCGTGTCAAGATCCTCGGATTGAAGAAGTAGATTTGTCCGCTGTTCCTCAATCAGTAGCCCAAGGCTTTCGCCAGTTGTAGGGTTGTGATCGAATCTCGGTACGTTTGCCGCAGCAGTGAGCAGGACGGGGATGTAATTGGTGATCGACTGGGTGGTCGTGGCGGTGTACGCGGTGACGCTGGAGCGTTGTTCGAGTTGTGCGCCCCATAGGATAAGAGTTTCAGTCCCAGCCGCTGTGATAGATGGCAGTCGGGTAGCCGAAGAGTTATTTCCTGTAAAAGCAAAACCAACGCCAATTGAAGCTGTACTAGACGCAGTTGCAGTTGCGGTAATTGAACATCGATACCAAGTGCCCCCTGCGCTGCTAATTGTTGCGGTCGCACTAGCACCGACACTTCCAACAGTGCCAGCCGACAGATCAAAATTAGCATATGCATTTGCACCAAACTGACCTGTTGGGAATAGTAATTGAACTACCGTATCTGTCCCAGCTTGAACAAATAGCGATGCTGTGTAAACAAGACCAGAGGTAATTCCGTAGATACCTGTTCCAGATCCAAATCTAGTACCTGTCCCCACCGCAGCCGTCATAGTATCTGCGGTCATAGTCCCATTTGGCGCTACGGTTGTATTAGCTGTATATGAAACAGACGCTGTGTTGGTTGCCCAATAAGTTGCGTTAGTAAAATCCTGACTCTGCAGCAGCAAATTCTCTTCAGCCTTCGCCGTCGTTACACCATCGTAATATGTCGCCGTGGTCGAGCGGGTGAACGTGACGCGGCTATCGAGCTTCTTGGTATTAGAAAAATCAAGATTGAGCGAAGGCTTAATTGCCGGGAAGTTAGCTTGGATTGCCATTATTGGACCCCAAAGATTTCGATCAGGAATCGACCTGCAGTATACGTCGCGTTTGAAGTCGATTGCCCAACAAGGTAAAGATACGTGTTGGCTACAGGGTCAGCAGCAAAGTAAGTCACTGTCCCCACTGACTGCGTCCCGGCGTTAATAATTTGCGTCTCCGTTAGGGCCGTAATCGCTTGGTCCTCAACCCCAGTACCCTCGGTTGCACTGTACAGATCAATATCAGTATCCCCACCCGCAGGGGTCTCAAGGCAAGTCATCCGCCCACCTAGCACAACCATATCCGGAAGAAGTGCGATGTAGCACGGGTTGGCCGTGCCGTTAACACCGATGATGTCGCCTGCCGTACCGCCTGAGTTCAGCCCAGTTAGATCGACAAGAATCGTTACCCGATAAATTCCGCCCGACAACCCTCCGTTGACCTTACAGATTGTCCCCGTGCCAGCGGTTATCCCCGTACCGACAGCCAGTGCAGGCGTCTCAGTGTCCACATAGGCGAGCGCGCCCAGATACTGATTGAGCGGAATTTCGTTAGGAGCCGTGCCGGTGTCAGTTTGTTGGACAATGGGGTCAGCAGCGGAGACCGTGCCGCCAAAATATACCGTGCCCGCCGCCACGTAGAGCGCATAGGGGTTGGTGATCGTGACATTGGACCCGGCAGTAGGTGCGCCGTCGATATACACCGTAGATGCATTGGTATAGGTTACGGTAGCATTCGTCGCAGCAATAGCCGGATTGTCGAAAGAAGCGATTGTCCCGTGAGTCACGGTGCCGGAAGCCGCAGTAACGCCGTCCGTATACGTTGTGTTAGACGAATAAAGTTTGGCTGCTACCGTGGTGGACAAAGCTACGCCAGTAGCTGCGGAAAAACCAACCGTCGTAAGTCCTGATGAGTTAATACGGACACGCTCAGTTGGACTAGATGCGCCATCAGCAGTAGTAGCAAACACCAACCGCCCTGGCATGTCGTTGGTGCCAGGGGTGCCGTCTACAAGAGCTTGAATCGTTGCGGCGCGAATAAGTGAAGTGCCATCGTCAGCAACAAAAAATATATTTCCTACAACGTCCCCAGATACAACCGATGTTCCGACCGTGCCAAGCGCCCCGCGAGATTTGCCAAAGATATAATTAGCGCCAGCATTATCATTTGAAAAAACCGTGGTTCCGCTCATTGCGGCGCTTGCACTGCTGCCTATCGTGTGTAGCTGCGGGGTTCCGATGCCTGTAGAAAGAGCCGCTGTATAACCAACAATAACTCGCCCACTCGCATCAATCACAAACGGGCTTGAGTCTGGATTTGCCGAATCTTCAACCAACAGCGCGTTGCCCGTGCCGGTTTGCGTGATACGAAGTGCGTTGGACGTTCCAGCGTTGGTGATAACCGTAGAGCCGTTACCGTTCGGGGCGAGTGTAATGTTGCCGTTGGCAGCATCGGCAATCGTAATCGAACCAGAATTCGTCCCTGCATTCGTATTTAGAATGAGGTCGCCTGTGCCATTGGTCGTCAGCGTAGCGTTGGCGTTAGAGTCCCCAATACGAACCGTATCCGCGTCAAGCTGAACATCCCCCGTGCCGTTCGGGGCGAGCACAATATTGCCGTTGGTATTTGTACTGCTTAGCGTATTTGCGTCAAGTCTAAGGTTGTCGACGTTAAGCAACGTAGAAACCGTAACTGCCCCCGTCGAGTCGGCAATCGTTGCCGCCGCAGTGCCATCCTTGGCCTTGATATTGGTAGCCTCAAGGGTTGGTACGTTTATCGTGCCAAGAAAAATATTAGCCGTGCTGATGGTGCCATACGTGATGCTGGTGTTCGCGCCAGGGTAGAGCGTAGAAATAGATGCGGCACTTCCGATTAACGCAAAATTCGCATCAAGATTAGAAAGTGGAATGTCACTTGTCGCAGTAGCGAAGATATTGAATGCCATAATTTTTCTCTATGGTTTACAACACAGATTCAAAAGCGACAAATTCACCATTCCATTGAATAAACGAATCATTAGTCATTGGAATCAATGTGTAGGTGGGATATTTTTGCAGGATTACGCAAAAAGTGGTGCCAAGATAAGATGATCCACCAAGTGCAATCGTAGTTCCGTATTGTCCAATGACAGCGCCGACTGTCCCTGTTAACGGCTCAATCAAGGTTCGATGAACAGGAATGTTGACAGTTGATCCGCTGCCTCGCTGAACATCTGCCGTTGCAATGTAGGCATATCGACCAACCTGACAGAAATCACCTGTCCTGACAATGTACGCTGCGCTCGAAATTGCAGGCAGAGATCCAAGAACCAGAACTTTGTTTGCAGATGCAACCTGCCATTCGCAGGCTTCGATTTGCACGCTAGTCATGTCGCCCTGATACGCGACATAATTTGACCAACCTGTGGTTGGGAAATTAAGGTATTGCTCAAGTGCTTTGTCATTGATCCGCAATGAATTAAGCAATCCTCTATTTTTAGAATAGAGTAAATAATTCATTGGTTTCATGGTGAAAGCGAATGGCACAACGGTCAATTGTTCGCTCGTACTGATTCGTTGATTTCGACTCAGCACTTGACCGACAAATCGTTGGTCGTTGATACCAACGGATTCTGAAATTGCCAGGATCTGGTTCAAACTCATTATCGACTCACCGGCAATCCACGCGTGGCAGACTGGTTAGCGGCATACACTGCCATTTTATTTCGCGCCAAAAATTGCGTTGCTGATTGCGTGTCAATTGCATTCATTGATGCGATATAGGGGCCATTGTACACAATCTGCGGGCCTCCCATGAACGAATCCATTTTATTGTTTGGAATTATCGTGCCTGCGCTTTTGGGAATAAAAAGTTCCGGGCCAAGTTCGCCAACGATTGTCGGCCCATCGATTTGGCCTCCTTCTGCTGCAAACCCAATAGTCGTTACTGCTGATGGGATTAAATCTCCACCACCAACACCTGGAGCACCTGAAACATTTCCTCGGCCAAACCCGCCTGTAAACATTCTAAACATACTGAGCATCTGCGATTTAATGTAAATCGCCATGATGTCAGCGATAATCGATTTTGCCAGATCCTTAAATGACAATTTTCCAGTTCGCACAAAATTCATAATCGCGTTTTCCATGCTTTGGAAAACGGTCTTATTGATATCGCGCAACATGGTCAATCGGTCAGCCAATTGCCCGATACTTTCGCGTTCAGTCTGAATGCGCCGCAATCGCTCAATATCAGCATCGCCTTGTTCTTTACTGAGTTTCCCTTCCTGCACCTTCAGTTGAATCTTTGCAATCTCTTGCTCAATCTCAAGACGTTGCAGCGCAATATTGTAATCAGCCTCTGAAATGAAAATATTTTTTTCGTAGATTTCCAACTTTTTGCGCTCAAGTGCAAGACCGTTTTCAGTGTTTTGCAATTGCTCTTCAACAACCCGTTGGTTGTTGCGTTGCATTTCAAACCGCTTGTTTTCTGCGGCAATCAATCCTTGTTGCTCAACCAACAAGCCTACTTGTTGAATTCTTCTTTCTTTTTCAGCAGCATCAATCAGTCGATTTTCTTGGATAAGGGCAATTTCCCTTTCCATTGCAAGTCTTGCCGCAATCTTTTGTACGTCTTCGTCCGTAGCATTTATGTTTTCTTTGTATAGTTTTTGCTTTTCTAATTCAAGAAGATACGAATATTGTAGCTGAACAATCTTTTCATTAAATTCTTTTTTCTCTTGCAGTATAAGTTCTTCTTTTTTCTGTTTGGCTTCTTCATCTATCTTTTTAATTTGTACTGCCAAGATAGCAGCCCGTTGGCTTTGAAAGCCAGCAGCCATTGCATTGTCTTGATTAAACTTTAATTGAGCATCGCGCTTTTTCTGCGCAGCTTCCATGTCAATGCGGTCCAACGCATTGGTTTGGAATACTTGTTGTTGGAATAGAAGTGCCGACTGTTCCTTTTCTAGTTCATACCGCAAAGCAATCTCTCGCGGCAAGCCACCGGCTGCTGCGTATTGCTCTTTTTTCTGAGCTTCTTCCCGTACTTTTTCGGACGCATCTTCTCTTGATTTTTTCAATCCTTTAAGAACTTCTATTTCTTGTTTTATATTTAGAATTCGCTGTTTTGTTTTTGCGTCTTGGTTTATTTCAAATGCTGCTGCGCCAGCGGAAAGTAATCTTTCTTGTATTTCAAGTTGTTTTTCTAGTTTTCCTATTTGTTCATCCAGAGTTGGTGGAGCACCGATATTTTTTAGGCTTTCCCAGGCATCAGATATAGATTTAATAATCTTTGCATAATAACTAAGACTGGGAATGTCTTTGCTTAATTGTTCTGCGTATGCCTTAGATGCAATCTCCGCTTGACCTGCGCGATCTTTGGTCAATTCAAGCGCAGCAATTTGCTTGTATTGCGCAAAAGTCAAAAAGTTTGCGCGTTTGTCCAATTCAAATATTGCATTTGCGCCACTTGTTAATGCAGGAACAAGTCGCTTCGATACTTCCTCGCCTGTCTCTCCAGTCCTGCGCGATACCAGGGCAATAGTTGTCGCCAGCGATTGCATTGACTTCTCTGCAATATCCCCAGAAGAAATCATTGCATTGTAGATATCTTTTGCATTCGCAACGCTAATGCCCGTTGCGTTAGCAATAGATGATGCCGCGGCCTTGTATCGATCAATCGTGATACCAGCGTAATTGTTTGTCAGTACAAGCTGGTTATTAAATTCTTTGAGATCTTCCCTTCCTTTGTAAAAGGCATATCCCAGCGTACCAACAGCAGCAGCGAAGCCACCTACGGCAAGTCGAAGAGGCGTAAACACGCTTGCCAATGCCCTGAACATTGGCCCAATGCCGCCAAACATATCTTTGAGTTGACCACCTTGCTGCACCATTATTAGCAGCGGATTCTGACCACCAGCAAGACCAGTCACAATGTCAGTCAGTTGATAGTTGATTCCCATCAACTGTTGTTGGGTCAACTTCCCATTCTTGTTAAATTCTTTTTGCTGTTCATTTACTTTTTTCAAATGATCATCATATTTTCTAACAGTCTCGATCAACTGCCGTTTAATCTCTGGCGTCTTTTCAAGTTCAGCAAAGCGACCACCTTTGGCAAATTCTCGTTGCAGCTTTTCCGTATAAGAAATGGTTTTGCCATAGTCTTCCATTTCTGTTGTAAGTTGATTAATAAAATTCTTAGCATCGTTAGATTCTTTACGAATCTCACGCGAAAGTTTTTTATTAGCAGCAACAGCGGAATCCACCTCTTTGGTGAACTCGGCAATATCCAGACCAAGAATGACACCAAGACGCGCAATATTTTGACTAGGCATCTTTCTTACCTTTCAGACGCGCCAACTTCTTTGCATAAGCCGGAATCAAGACTGCCAATTCTTTGCGTAAATTTTCGACTACCAATTCTTTATTCATGCTGATGGCAGGAATTAAAAAAGGTTGTGCTGCTGTTCTTGCATTGCCAAATTCTTGAGAAAGAGACACCGCAGATTTTTTGGCAGAGACGATCCCAATGACAGAATCCGTATCGTTGACATACGCAGATTTCCTGTCACTGTCATTTGGGATGCGAGCAGTCAATTTGATTGTGTCTTTAAGGTGGATGCCGCTGACGTTATTTTCCTCATCGTAAGGAGCCAAACGAATAGCCGTATCCAACACAGGTTGCATTGCAACCTTTGCAGCTTTGGTCAGCGTATTTCTAGCCACAAGATCGGCGCGAAAACCATTGGCGAATTCCAATAGCTGTTTCTCGAAATCCGCAAAACCTTCAGTGGTCCAAGTAACTTTATCCATAGAGATTTTGCGGTGCGCCTGGGGCCATTGCCATGTAGGCAAGAAGTGATTTGTTTGCTTGGTCTGCCTTTTCTTCTGAGGTCATCTCAGGCACGATGTATTCGTGCGCCAAAGGCAAAATATCTGTCATTTTATATGCTGTTGATTCCTTTTTAAGTTTTGCGTTCAGGTTGCCTGTCGTCAAATAACTTAATGCAAGCAAAATAGATTTATTCCCAATCATGCCATCATTCAACATGATTTCAATGTGATGCATATCATCACTGGGAATTAGGTCTGGATTGCCTCCATGTGCATAGACGTACGCTCTGGCCTGAGATTTTACGTCTCTAGTCAGTTTTTTTTAGCAGACGTGTAATTCGGCTGAATAACCTCAGAAATTTTGTCCAAGAACTCAAACTGAATTTGCATAGGAAATTCAGCATTGATTTCGTTATAACTGATTTCTGCCAGAGAGCCATTCTCTGGAACTAGCAGTTTGAAGTATTCGACGACTTTGCGCTCCATGCGCAAGCCAGTCTGAGCGATTTGGCGCACAGACAAACCGTCGATAATGACATCATCTCCCGTCTTTTCGACGCCTTCAGTTTGCCCGTCAACAAGCAATTTGTCGCGCAACTCACCGAATCGAGCGTCAATGTCTGCTTGCGGGACTTCCATGATTCGATTGTTAATGGCATCGAGTTCACCACTCAACGGAACTCTGACCTTGAACGTATGATCGTGCAAGTCAAACGTCTTGATGCGGATCGAATCTTTGATGTTCAGCGTAGAAAAAATGCTCATATGTTTTCGCCTTTTATCAGTCTTTTGTAGATTGAATCATTCAACTTAACAACAAATTCTGTAATTTCATCTGGCTCCATGACATGACCGTGCAGCTTTGCCATCTCATAGGCCAGATTGATCCCAGCAATCTTTTGCTGCTGAAACCCAAACCAGTTCTTGATTCCAGAACCGGATTGGGCAATCAAATAGCCTAGCAAATCATTCGTGTTCTGTATCTGCGACATTTTGTTTTGTCTTAATCGGATTGTATTTTGCCAATGCTTGCAGGGCGATTGCTTCAGACGTGTCTGGATCAGCGTCAGCTAATGCTGCATGCACCTCTTCAGCATCCACCGGAAGAAATCTGGCGATTGATTCCAGGCTCGCGTAAGTGTTTTGCAAAACAGCAATAGCGTCATCAAGATCCATTACGTGTTGCTCCATCCATATTGATTGCCGCGAGGATTAATCGTGAACGTGCATTTCGCTTCTGCCCCAGGTTGAGCGTCGATCTTGAATTCGCTCACTCGACCATTGAAGGCATACGCAATCGTGGACGCGCCATCGACAGATGCGATCACGTATGTGCGATCCACTGTGCCGCTGTAGGCATCGCCTCGGATCAGCAGCAACGCGGCATCAGACGGGTTCCACGCCGCAGTGATCGACAGGGATGTCGGTGCGGACTGTACGGGGATCTTGTCCGACTGCCGCGTCCCAGCGACGCTAAACGAGGCCACAGCGTCATCCTGGCCGAAGGCAGGCACTGCCTCGACATTCAGTTGCGTGCCGGCAGTGCCAGTGCCATTGGCAGCCGTGCCGACAATCGTGGCGACTTGCGCAGACCATACTGACAGATTGGCAGTCGACAGCGGAGTCGGCGTGGCACTAGTCTGCATCCACATCGATGCAGCAAATCCGGGGAGCACTTTGTTTGGAGCAGCCATTTTTCAGTCCTTATGCGTTGTTCGACCAGCCATACATGTTGCCGCGAGGATGCAGCGTGAAAGTCGCTTTTGCCTCCGCCCCAGGTTGCGCATCAATTTTCCATTCGCTTGCGCGAGCGTTAAAAGCGTAATAGATGATGTTCGCACCATCGACAGCAGCGATGACATAGGTGCGTTCGGTGATTCCAGAATACGCATCCGTACGCACCTGGACAAGAACAGCATCGGAGGGATTCCACGCTGCCGTGATCGACAGCGACGTTGGCGCCGACTGCACCGGGATCTTGTCAGATTGACGCGATCCGGCGATGGAGAACGATGCAACGGCATCATCCTGTCCGAATGCAGGAACCGCTTCGATATTGACGGTATTCGCAGCAATCGCAATTGCGCTCACGCTTCCAAGCGTGGACAGTTGCGTCAACGTCAACGGAGTCGGACTGGCTCCCGATTGCGCATACAACGAAACAGAAAACCCAGGCAAAACTTTGTTAGGGAGCGCCATTTAGATATTCCTTCGATAAATTAAAAATTGATGTTTTATGTTGGAATATATAAAGTGCAATCAAGGATGATTTGTTGCAAGTTTAATTCATCATCGTATGTATTATACAACCAGTACACATCTGCTTTCGATATGTAAAACAATCCACCAAAGATACCGTTATAGCCATGAAGCGATTGCAAAATATTATTGCTTAAATTAAAGCAATCGCTCATGTTTTGCGTAAAAATGCTGATTTGGAAAACTGGCGTATCTATGCCTTTATTATTTTGATTTACACCAGTGTACACTGGTTGATGCACATCCCTTAATTGCCACGTCAGAAACTTAGTCTCAACAGCAAAGTTTCGATTGAAGTTCGCATAAACCGGCACAGGCGAAACAATACCAGATAAATGAGCCTGAATCGCCTG